GCGCGCCATCACCGTCACGCGCGTAGACGGAGTACCAGTATACGAAGTCACGACGCCAGCCGGCGCGAAGGCAACATACACGCAGGACGAAATCATCCACATCCCGCTATTCCGATTGCCAGGGTTCCACCGCGGCCTCAGCCCAATCGACCACCTGAAGGCAACCTACGGCGTAGCAATCGCCGCGGAGGAGTACGGCGGCAGATTCTTCGGTCAGAACGCCACGCCCAGCGGGATCGTAAACGTCCCCGGCGACCTCACGGAGGAGCAGGCGACAAGCATCCGCCGCAACTTCGCCCGACACCACGAAGGGCTCGGCAACGCACACCGCATCGCCGTCCTTACGGGCGGCGCAAAGTTTGACGCCATCAGCATCACGCCAGAGCAGGCGCAATTCCTAGAACTACGCGGCTTCCAAGTGGAGGAAATCGCACGCATCTTCCGCGTACCCGCGCATCTGCTCGGCATCCTCAAGCCAGGCGCCGTATCATACGCGTCAGTCGAACTACAAGCGCAGGAGTACGTCACCTTCACCATCAAACCAATCCTAGACAGGCTAGAGACGGGACTCGCCCGACTAATCCCAGGCGGCGACACATACATCCGCTTCAACGTAGAGGGGCTGCTACGCGCCGACACAAAGAGCAGATACGACGCCCTCGCGAGCGCCATCAACGTCGGATGGATCAGCGTAGACGAGGCCCGACGCATCGAAGACCTACCACCGCTACCCGACGGGCAGGGCGGCATCTACCGCATGCAACTTGGTTTCGCACCGGCGGGCACGGCGGAGACGCAGGGTAAGGCCAACATCTACGACACACTCATCAAAGCGGGCATGACCCCCGATGAGGCGGCAAGGATCAGCGGCATATGAGCATGATCATCGTAGACGTAGACGGCACGCTCACTACGTCAGGCGACACCCCCAACCAACCAGTCATCGACGCGCTCAACAATGCCGTAATGAGCGGCGAGTATCAAATCATCGTCGTCAGCGCGCGGAGCATCGACCGACTAGAGGAGACCCGAGCATGGCTACAAGAGCACGGGCTCGCAGGCGTAGAGGAGGTGCATCTAAACGACTTCGAGGGCACGCCCTTCGCAACCGGCTTCGCGTTCAAGGAATACAAGTACGGCCTGCTCGCAGAGCAGTACGGCACGGAGGGGTCACACGCCGTAGACGACGACCCAGAGGTGCGTGAGATGGCAACCGCCTTGGGCATCCACGGCATGACCCCAGACGAGACCGTCACCATGTTCCCACGGGCATACGACGACGAAGACGACGACGACGAAGACGACGACCCAGAGAGGGCAGACACCCCAGGCGACATCTCGCAATCTGCGGAGACACTCAGCGGCGTACGCGCCGAAGGCAATCCGTCTAACGATGCCGAAAAAACGCCCCAAAACGAAACTGGCGACGGGCTCTCAGACACTCGCGCGGATCTAAGCGTCCCCCAGTTTATGCGCCAAAACGCCATCAGGGGGCTCGACCTACTGGAATACAAGGGCGACGGGCTCCGCCCCAACACCATCACCGAGGCCCGAGACCTAGCGCGGGGTCGCGCAACGGAGGATAAATGGCGTAGGATGAGAGCGTGGATCGCGCGCCACCTCAGCGACCTAGCGGGCGTCAGCCCAATCGCAGAGGCGGAGCGCCCCACCGCGGGGCAGGTCGCGCACCTGCTATGGGGCAGCGGCGATACGACCGAAAAAGCGCGCCGCGCGTATGAGTACGCAGAAAGGGTGGTGACGGCAATGGACAACGAAGCAGAGCGCACCGCAACAGAGGAGACACCGGCAACCCCAGAGACGCCCAACTACGACGTCGTAAAGGGCGAGGTCGAGGTACGCGCCCACACGGGGGAACTCCGCGTAGACACGGAGGCCCGGACGATCATCGGCTACGCAGCGCTATTCAACTCAGACTCAAGCCCAATGCCCTTCATCGAGCAAATCGCCCCAGGCGCCTTCACACGCAGCCTCGGTCAGGTAGCAGCGTCGGGGAAAGTAGTCAAACTGCTACACGGGCATGACGAAAGCCAGATGCTCGCCGCAACGCCCACGAGCCTAAGCCTCAGCCAGGACGAGCGCGGCCTGCAAGTCACCGCCGATGTCATCAAGAGCCCAATCGGCGATCACCTCTTGGCACTCGCGCAGCGCGACCCCCAGGCAATCGCTTGGTCGTTCGGCTTCCGAGTCATGGACGACGAGTGGGACGGCAACCGCCGCACCATCAACGAAGCGGCGCTACACGAGGTCAGCCTACTCACCGGGCACACGCCCGCGTACCCAGGCACCATCGGGCTCGCCGCAGTCCGCAACCTCGCGAGGCGACGCGGGCTAGACGCGGAAGAACTATGGAAGGCAGTACACACGTGGCTACGCGGCGAAACGGTTGCAGAGCAGGACGCATCTGCTATCATCGCAGCGTTCGAGGGGAGCGTCGTGGTACCGACATCAGTACGGGCCAAGATGCTCGCCTTGAAGGAGCGCATCGGAGAATAACCGTAGGCCCGATCTCAAGCGCCTCGACCCCACGAGGGTCACGCGAAGGGGAACACCCGAGCGGTCAATAGGCAGAATAGAGAAAGGGGAAACACCATGAGCGAGAACCTCATCAACGCGCTCCACGACGAGCGCCAGCGCGCAGCAGCCGCGGCAAAGGCAGTCCTAGAGGCAGCCGCCGAGGCGAAGCGCGACCTCACCGCCGAGGAAAACGAGACCGTGGATCGCGCGTTTGCGGACATGGATTCCAAGGCCGCCCAGATCGCCGCAGCCGAGAAGATCGAGGCCGCGGAGAAGGCAGCCCTAGAGTCCCGCTCCCGATTCGCCGTCGCCATCGAGGCGCCAGCGAAGACAGAGCGCGCAACCGACGAGTCAGAAATCCGACGCATCGGAATCAACGGCGGGCGCCTAGTCTTTGACTACGAGCGTCGCGACGTCACAAAGAGCACCGGACTCGGCAACCCAGTCGGCATCGCCGCACGGGTGAACGTGGTCGCGGGCCAGGTAAACCCATTCATTGACGCGAGCGTCGTAGACCTTTACAGCGTGAGCACTGGCAATAACTTCCAGTTTCCACGCGTGACGGCACTCGGCACCGCGGCGGCAGTAAGCGAAGCGGGCGCCATCGGCGAGTCAGACGGCACCTTGTCGTCCCTCTCCTTGACGCCAGCGAAGTACGGCACCCTGATTCAGGTCACGGACGAACTCGTCCGCGATGCCGCCTTCGACATCGCCTCGATGATCGCAGAGAAGTCGGGTCAGGAAGTCGGAATCGCGCACGGCGCAGTCGCGGGCCCCGCGATCGCGGCTGCGGCAACGGTTGGTAAGCAGGGCGCCGCAGTGGCCCCGGTTTACGCCGACCTCGTAGACCTCGTCTACTCGGTAAACCAGAAGTACCGCCGCGGAGCAGGCGCAGGCTTCATCATGAACGACGCAACCCTCGGCGGCGTCCGAAAGTTGCTCGATAGCCAGAACCGCCCGATCTTCGAGGCGGGCAACCTGGGCGGCGTAGACACGCTGCTCGGATTCCCAGTGTATTCAGGCGCACTTGCCGACACCGGGGACGAAGCGCTCAGCATCGTCTTCGGCGACCTCAAGGAGATCAAGACCCTCCTCGTGGGCGGCGTCGAAGTCGCAGTATCGAACGAGTACGCCTTCGCCAACGGGTTGGTGACGTACCGCGTACAGGTCCGAGGGGCCACGGGACTCGCCCAGGCGAGCGCCGTCAAGTCCTTCAAGGGCGCAAACGTCTAACCCAGTAGGGTAGATAGCGGCGGAGCAGGGGGGCGGGAGAAGTCCCGCCCCCCGACCGCATAGAGAGGGGGAGCGATGGCAGCCAACAAGTACCAGACGATCCGCATGAACATCCACATCACCGGCACGCGCAACGGCGTAGACTGGCCGTACGCAGGCGGAACAATAGAACTACCGTGGAGCGAAGCGATCCAACTCGCCGCCGCAGGGTACGGGAGCCTCGTAGGAGAGCCCCGAGAGGAGCATCCGTCTAGCGATGCCGCACCCGAGGCCATAGAGACCGCTACAATCACCGTGGAGCGCAAGGGGCGCAAGGCAAAGAGGGGGTAAGGGATGGCAGAGATCACCACCGCGCAGATCACCGCACTAACGACGCCGACCCTGCTCGTGCAGGCCGACACCGACGGATGCCGCGTGCTCGTACATAAAGAGCAGGCCCACAGCATCTACCTCGGGGGCGCCAACGTCACCACCGCCAACGGCTTCCTATTCGATCACGACGGCACCGTAGACATCAGCCTCCCCGCCAACGCGAAACTCTACGCCGTCAGCACCTCAGGCACCGAGACCTGCTACGTCATGAAGATCGGCAACGCATCATGACCGACTACGCCACCCGAGCAGAGGCGAAGGCAATCCTCGGAATCGCGAGCAGCGATACGACGGAGGATACGCTCGTGGACACGCTCATCACCGCCGCGTCAAGCGCAATCGACCAGTACTGCGACCGCCCAGCGGGATTCGGCCCCCAGGGCAGCCAGACACGCTACTACACGGCATACGACTACTACCGCATCGACGTGGACGACCTACTCACCGTCACGAGCCTCGCCACCGACGACGGGATTGACGGCACATACAGCCAGGTTTGGGCCGCCGGCACCTACAACCTCATGCCGTACAACGCGGCGCTCGCAGGGCACCCATACACGAGCATCGAGTCATCGGACACGTCAATCCTCAACTTCCCAAAGGACTCCACCAAAGGAGTGCGCATCATCGGCACGTGGGGATGGGCGGCAATCCCCGCCGCCATCAAACAGGCGACCCTCATGGAAGTGGCGAAACTATACGCATCGCGCAACGCGCCCTTCGGGGTCGTGGGCACCGGCGACGCAGGCGGCGTCACCCGCATGAGCAGTAGGATGCACCCAGCCGCGCAGGCGCTCCTAGACCCATACCGCAACCGAAAGGGCTCGGCAGTCTAATGCCAATGAGCGACCTAGCCATCCACCAGGCGCTCGCAACCCGCTTGACCGCCCTAACGCAGCCCACGGGCCTCAGGGGCGGCACGATCCGCGCATCCTACGCAGTACCCCCAGACAACCTCGGCGCAGTACCCGCCGCCGTCGTCTTGCCGGGCACCGACAGCATCGAGTACGGAGCGGCGAGCAGGCGCACCGTCTTGACCTGCACCGTCACCATCTACTTGCCCTTCCAGGCGGAAAGCGAGCGCAGATACCTCGACCTGCTTGTATGGCGCACGTGGCTAAGAAACGCGTATGATGGTACGGTACTCCTCGGCGGAGAGGCCGCCCAAGCGAGCGTCACGAGCACGAGCATCGGCAACGCAACGTGGGGAGACCAGCAATACGTCACTATCGCAGCGGAAGTAGATGTGGTAAACCTAGAAGGCAAGTCCTTCGCATAGCAAGAGGGGAGAACACCGATGCCTAGCCCAACGTTCGGAGCAAAGAGTTTCACGAAGGTAATCGCCAAGAGCGAGAGCACCTACGCCACCGCGGCATCTTTCGCGGGGACGACCGGGCAGATCATCATGGTGGACGCCCTCGGCGCGATCGACCTCGGCATCGAACTCAACAGCGGCGACGATAGGACAGTAGGCGTACGCACGCAGGTGCTCGCCAACCGACCCGTCATCACTTCCCGAGCGCCAATCGTCACGTGGGGCGAGACCGACGCCGACATGGCAGCCGCGTTCATCCCCTTCGACTCACTCGCGACAATCACCGACACCGGCGCAGGCCCGTACGTATGGACGTGGAGCCCAAGCCAGACCGCGGTGGACACCTACAAGGGCTACAGCCTCCTGCTCACCGACGGCGTGCAGCAGTATGTCGCGAAGGGGTGCGTCCCAACGGAGATCACCCTCAGCGGCGAAGGCACGGGCACCCTACAAATGGGCGTCACTTGGGCAGCCATCGACATCGCAACCAACGCCGACGCCAACACCGCAGTGCCCACCGCCCCGGCACTCGTGCCGTCAAGGTTGTTCAAGTTGTACACCGACAGCGCCTTCCCAGACGGCTCAGGAGACACGGAGTACGACCACGTCATGTCCTTCACGGCGACAATCGAGCCCGGCATCACGATGATCAGCGCCCTTGACGCGAGCCTCGTGGCCGCCACCGCGGCATACACGGGCGCACTCAACGCCACGATGGAACTGACCGTCGCTTCCAACGCCGCGGCAATCGCCAACGGCGCATGGGGGATCGACGAGATCGGCGAGCAGCGATTCCTCCGCCTGACCGCGACGACAAGCGCCGGGTACGGGCTCGAACTTCGCGGCTCATGGATCATCGAGAGCATCACCCCACTCGGGGCAGACCAGGACGGCCTAGTCGTGAACACCGTGGCGCTCCGCGCAGCGTACGACCAGACGTCGGGTAAGAGCATCGAGGTCGCAGTCACGAGCCCAGCGAGCGCCCGCCCATAGCAATCCGTCTAGCGATGGCGCTAGGCGGCAAAAAAACACGAGAGGAGCAGACACATGGCAGTAAACACCGTACGCATTGACCTAGACGGAGAGTACGCCGGGTGGTACGCAGAAATGCGCGCCAACGTCAGCATGAACGAAGTCGTGGAGGTGCAGTCAGAGAACCTTCCGAGGATCGTAGCCGCCCTCAAGCGCATCGTCGTAACCCACAACTTCAAGAGCGTAGACGGCAGCGCAGCCACCGACATGGGGGACGCCGACACCAAAGCATGGAGCCAACTCATCGAGAAGTGGGGTAAGGCCCTTACCGACGTCCCAAACGGCTGAGGCTCGACGCGAAGCGGATCGCGCTCGGGCAGCCAGTGGCACCGTCCATCGAACTGATCGCCGTTATACTAGGCGAGGCCTTCGGGCAGACACCGTGGTCAATCATGGAGGAGCCCGCCGATAAAGTGCTCCGCACGTGGATACTATGGTCAGAGATGCAGCCGAAAAAGAGGTAAACGATGCCGCCGTTCAGAGTGAAGATGGACACCGCCGAGGTACTCGCCATGGAGATCGCCCTGCGCGCAGGCTTCGACCGTAAGGTCATCAACCGGGCGCTCAGCGACGCCTCGAAGGCCGCCGCCCAAGAGGTTGTAAAGGCGGCGAAGCCGAAGGCACCAGTCATCACGGGCAGGCTACAGGGCGCAATCGGCGTCAAGCCCGCCCGATACGACAAGCCAGGGTATATCGCCACCATCAACCCCGGTTCTAACCGCGCCGACGTGAAGGGCGCATACTACCGATACATGGCGCTGCGAGGCACGGGGCGCAACCCCCGCAATAACCGCTTCATGGATGAGGCCGCAGCGGCTACAATCGCCCAAGCGGAGGAGGCGTACACGGAGCGCCTCAGACGATCCGTCAATAAAGCCGCAGGTAAGCCGCTCATGAAGCGGGGGAGGAGGGGATAATGGCAGGCTCAGCATCAGTCCATATCCCGTTCACCGCAACCGACGGCATCAGCCCCAAGATCGGTCGCATCAACAAGTCAATGTCGGGGCTCGCGAGGGGCACCAAAAAGAGCAGCATCGCCATCGGCGCAGCAATCGGAACCTTCGTCGGCGGCATCGCCATCCAAGCCTTCAATGGACTCACGAGCGCCATCGGGTCAGCCGTCACCGATGCCGTAGAGTTTCAGAAACTTGGCGATCAACTTGCCCAGACAATCAAGACGACGGGCAACGCCGCGCAGGTCAGCACGAAGGGCGTACTAGACCTCGCCGCCGGGCTAGAGTCAATGTCGGGCATCGACGAGAAACTCATCATCAACAGCGCCAACGTACTCGCGAGTTTCAAGGGAATCCAAAACGAAGGGGGGAAAGCGGGCGGCACCTTCGACCGCACGCTTGAATCAGCGCTCAACCTATCCACCACGATGGGCGGCGACGTTGTAGGCGCCACCGAGTTGCTCGGTAAGGCCCTCAATAACCCGACGAAGGGCATCGCGAAACTCACCAGGGCGGGCGTCACCTTCACCGCGCAGGAGGAAAAGCGCATCAAGAAACTCACCGCCGCGGGTAATATCACAGAGGCGCAGGGAATCATCCTCGCGAAGGTAGAGGAGCGCTACGACGGGGCCGCCGAGGCGGCGGGTAAGGGCTTCGCAGGGTCGGTAGCCCGAGCGCAGGATGCAATCGGCGACATGCTCCGCAACGGCATCACGCCACTCCTCGACCCACTCGCAAAACTCGCCGACAGCGTAGCCACCGACGTAGTACCCGCAATCGGGCGCATGGCAGACACCTTCAATAAGGACATCCGCCCAGGGCTAGAGCGCGTCATCCGACAGATCGCCAGCGGGTTGGCACCGATCCTCGCCACCATGGGCGACATCCTGCGCAACGTGGTTATCCCCGCAATCGGCAACTTCTTCGGCTTCTTGCGAGACAATAAGGAGATCGTACTCGCCATTGTCGCGGGCATTGTCGCAATGGTAGGCGCCTTCAAGGCGTATCAGGCCGTCATGACCGCAGTACAGACCGTCATGAAGGCGTACGCAGCGGTGCAGGCAATCGTGAACATCGTTATGAGCGCCAACCCGGTTGGCATCATCGTGCTCGCCATCGTCGGGCTCATCGCCGCCTTCGCGGCGCTATACGCGAGCAGCGAAGGCTTCCGAGACGCCGTAGGCGGGCTATTTGACGCCCTCGGCACCGCCTTCAACTTCGTCATCGGGCTAATCAAGACCATCATCGGATTCTTCTGGAACGGCCCAATGGGCATCATCATCAAGGCAATCGCAGGGCTCGCAGGCATCGACCTCAGCGGCGTAGACAAGTTCCTCAGCGGAGGCGCCGCACCGAGCACGCGCGACGCGGGCTTCACGCCCGTACGCACGGGCCCGAAAAACGGCACGCCGACCACCGTAAACGTCAGGATCGGCAATGAGCAACTTGTGCCAACGGTCACGAGGGTCATGGGCTCAACCGCCAACGCGGGCACGGGCCGTAGAGGCTACTAATGGCACACCCGTTCAGGCTTACCATCGGCGGGGTGACGTGGAACGCAGGCGCCAATAGCAACCTACTCGACATCGCGGGGGCAGCGGGCAACCCAACCTACCCCTACGTAGAGCCCGCCAACCTAAAACTCACCCAGGACGCATCGGGCAGCGGCGCATCCATGTCGTTCACCGTCACGCAGCCCAGCACCCCCAGCGGCGTGCCGTGGACGGCGACAATGGACGACAACGCCGTCGTGCGATTCTTTGACGACGACGTCAGCGCCACCGACCCCCTATTCCGCGGGTTCGTGCAGTCAGTCGCCATCAACCTCCTCCCCAACGGATTGGGCACGGAGACGGAGGTGACCGTCGCCGACCCGAGCGCATGGCTGGAGCGCACCATCGTATTCCGCGGAGGGGCAGCCACATCAACGACATCACGCAACGTGGGCCCGATCACTTACAGCGGTAAGACCGACAGACAGATCATCACCGCACTGCTCAACCTCGTAGGCGGGCGACAAGACGCCGCAACGAAGGCGCTATTCGACGCCACGCTGGGCGCAGAGTACGTAGGGAGCGCATCGGCAGACTTAGGGACAGTAGAGATCGCCGCGGGCACCCTGCGGAGCGCCCTAGACACCGTAGCGGAGGCGGCGCAGGGCCTCAACGGCGTCGTGCGCCGCTACTACGTGGACGAGCGCGGGAAACTAGTCTACGGGAGCGTCCGCACCCTCGCCACCACGTACCCGACCGCCGCTGAGGCGGCGCCCTTCGAGATCGTCACCAACCCAGCATCGGAAGTATTCAGCGGCACCGGCGCAGCATGGGCGACGACCGCCCGAGACGTCAAGGTGAACTACGATCACGACCGACTCCTCAAGCGAATCTTCGCGCAGGCGTCGGGATTCAACAGTAAGTACGACGCCAACTTCGCCAACACGGCATACCTCCGCACGTACAACCTTGCCAGCCCCCAGGGCCCCGGCGCGATCACCGCCCGAGGAGGCCCACGCCCCGAGGCGGTCATCGAGATGCCGACCGCGAAGGCGACAGACCGCACGAAGCGGAGTAAGGTGGTAAACGATCTGAGCGCCGCAGTATTCTTCGGACGCGCACGCAACGGCCCCCCACGCAGCATCAGCCTCACGATCAGGGGCGCCATCGCGGGCGGCGCTAACGAGTACGGGCTTGTAAGCGGGTACGCCCGCACCGGGGTCAGCACGTGGACGCTCATCAACCGATGGAGGGCGGGGCAGTGGGTAAGCATCACCGCCCCAGGGCTCGGACTCACCCCCGCCGCCTACTACCGCATCGAGACGCTGAGCATGGGATTCGAGGATCGCTCCTTCCAGCGCTATCATGAGATCACACTCGACCAGCCGAGGCGACAGGGAATCAGCGGGCTACGAGTATCAGAGGGGTAAGCCACGCAGGAGCATCCGTCTAGCGATGCAGAAAAAAGGAGAGACATGTCAGAGACACTAGGCACCGACGGAGGGAATCTAAGCGGGCAGGGCGGCTCCGTCATCAACAGCGCCGGCGACACCCTAATCGCAACCGACAACGACGGAGGCCAGTCGTACGCCTTCGGCCCATCAGTCAGCCGCGCCATCGAGACCGGCGTCATCAACGGCGACTTCGCCACCCCGCCGCCCGAACTCAGCACCAACATGGACAACGCCGAAAACGGCCTCCCATACTTCACCACGGAGGTCAGCCACACCGACGCGACCGCCCCATACGTACAAGCAGTAGAAGACCCGACAGTATCTTCCGGGCACGTGCTCCGATTCACCATCCCGAACGGCGCCGCCGCGGGGCGCTACGCCCGCATTGTGCGCTTCGTAGCCGTGCCCGCCTCAGCCGCTCGAACCACAACCAACCAGCCGCGAGCAGCGTGGCGCAACGCAACGGGCACCGACAAAACGCAGGCCGTCGTCTTGGTCAGAGCGCAGTACTACAAGAGCGACGGAACAACCACCACGGGCACGTCGAATCAAAAAGCCAATCAGTTTGTGAACGTGGCCGCCTCGCCCTACGCCTACGAGGTCTGGACTAACCCCAACGGCAACGGGGCGATACCCGAGGACGCCGCATACCTCAGAGTCGAGGTGGGCGTGCAGACAAACGTACTCACCACGAGCGCGCTAACCGTAGACCTCACGGAAGTGCGCGTAGATACCGGGGGTTTCCAGTCGCTATTCACCGATCAAGTATACCCAGACCTGTACGGTCACGGCGTCATCTACTTATTCAACGGCGAAATGTGGATAAGGCCCAACGAGACCCAGGTCACCAACTACAACCCGAGTATCATGCTAAGCGCGTCCGCGGGCAACGTCACAGTCGCCCCCAAAGGCACAGGAAAACTAATAGTAAGCGGCGACGCGGACGTCACCTCCTTGATGACCGCCGCAAACATCAAGTCAGGCCGCGCCACCGTCACCGTCACAGCCAATGTGGTGTCGAGTATCTCAATCACCAGCGTAGGACTCAAGACGAGCGCCGCAACGGCGGACTCCGGGGACGTGTCTATCGTCGCAGCGCAAATCTCCACACGCCCTGACGTCCTCCGGGCAGCCACGATAAGCAACGAAACGTTCAGCGGGTCAAACTTGACCGGCTTCACCATCTACATCTTCCGCACTAGTTCAACCAACACCGGCGTATACTGGATGGCCATAGGGAGGTAAATAATGGACGACGAAGAACTCATCCACGTTCCTGTAATCGCCACGTGCCGAACAGAGGGGTGCGCCGCGAACGGCGTGCCGTGCGCGCTAAACATGCCATCGGGCCCAGGCACACACGTTGTCGTATGCGCCCAGTGTTCGGTGGAGATCACCGACATCGTGCCCGCAACCAACGGAGGCTAAATGACGCGCAGCCAGGCAGACGCCATCATCGCCCGACTGGACTCACAGTCCGAAAAGATTGACGCCCTAAAAGCGGAGATCGACCAGATGAAGGGCGGGCTCGCCGTGCTACGCGCAATAGGAGCAGTACTAGGGGCGGGCGGCATCGGCGCCATCCTCTTGTGGCTGCAAGGCCAAGCGCAGGGTAAGTAATGCGAGCGGCGATCCCGCTCATCGCAGCCCTGCTCACCATGAGCGTGCTCCCGACACGCGCCGCCCAAGAGTGGGTGTTCAGTACAACCGGGGGCGGGAGCACCGCGCAGGTAGAGGGCGGCATCAGCCTCATCGGGCCCAACGAAGGGGGAGGCCCCAACACCGCCACCATCACCGCCACGGCCCAAGAGCAGGGCACTTACAGCGCCCTATGGCACTACCAGACCACCGACGGGCCAGTCTACGACCGCCCCTTCTTCACGCTCAACGGCGTACAGACCTTCCTCGTGGACTACGGGGCGGGGCTCGACGTCAGCGGGAGCATCCAAGTCGAACTGCAACCGGGCGACACCTACGGGTGGGGCATGTACGCCATCGACTCTTGCTGCGGAGCGGGCATCCTCACCATCACCGACCCATCCCCAGAACCCACGCCCACACCGTCAGCGAATCCGTCTAGCGAGCCCACACCCGAGCCCACCCC